GGTTAATCCGTACAGTCTACTTGAGGTACGTACCAGAGATGCCTGTGATTTTCACAAGTATTGTGACTTTACAGGCCCATACTGGAATTCACCCCAGTTTGGCCCCGTGCAAACCAGTACTTTTATCTGGCAACGCATGAATTCTCGGTGGTCAGCATCGATACCATCTGTGCCGTCAGTTTCTGACGACGCTACCTATAATAAGGCCCTTAGAAAAGCTATCGAGTCAACCGAGAATGAAATCTCGGCTAACCTTGCTCAGGACTTCGCGCAATTCGGGCAGACGACGCGATTGATTGCAAAAACATGCAATCGTATCGTGGGATCTATCCGAGCGTTGCGTAAGGGGAACTTTGATAAGGCGATTTGGTATCTCACCGAGGGTAAACCTCAGACACGTCATGTTCCTCGCAAGCCCCTCCGGCATTACAAAACTCTAGCTGATAATTGGCTTGAGATGCAGTACGGATGGAAGCCCTTGTTGAATGACGTTCATGAGGCGATGAATGCCTCTGCAAAAGTTATGCAGAAGGACACATCGTATAGGATGGCACGCGGAGCTGCGTCTCGTGATGTCTTGATTCGTGATAAGCCACGTCAGAACGCTAACGAAGCAAGTATAGTTGCTAACCGTGAGGCTAACACCCATTACTACTGTCGTTTTGTGTTCCGATATAAAGTGGATAGTCACCTGAAAGCTTACGCGGCCCAGCTCGGGTTTACAAATCCCGTGAATCTTGCATGGGAGATTCTTCCGTTTAGCTTCGTTGTCGATTGGTTCCTTCCGATCGGGCCTTACCTAGAGACGCTTTCAGCGTTCGACGGGTTGGCCTTCTACGATGGTACCAAAACCGAATTTATGAGGCAAGACATAACTTTAGCAGTGGACCTGAAGGACGTAGTGATGTCCAGTCAGCCTTGGAGGAAAATGAGTGAAAGCGGCGTCTATACTCGAGATTCGATCCGTCACGTGCGTACGAAGCTTACAAGCTTCCCAAGCATGCGTCGTCCGAGTCTTAAGAATGGGCTAACCGTTACTCATGCCTCGAATGCGCTGGCTCTTCTTGTCGCTACGGTTTCTGAGTCAACTCCTCGGGCAAGTTCCATTGCACCCCATTTGTCGGTCTTCCGATAATGGGTTTTCTCAATTTTACGGAGTAAACTTGATATGCCTGCAATAGCAGCCATAAAAACCTCATCCATCATCGGCACAGTCGAAACGACTACGTCGGCGACTGTGGGTGTGGATAAGACGTTTGACCCCGAGGGCTTTATCGCCCCTGGTGTCGCACGATGGGTTGACAGGGCCGGCGGTGTTGCGTCCCTGTATCCCTTCCTAACCCTTTCGGTCCGCCCGCCTACCAAGGCGTCTCGGATCTATCGGGTGACGGTAAAGCTGGGTCTCCCGACTGGAGAAACCGTAGGAAATGCTTACAACGGCATTACGCCGCCTCCGCAAAAAGCTTACGATTGTCTCTGTGTCATGGAGTTCATGTTGCCTGAACGGTCAACGCTAGCTGAGCGTACTGCATTACTCAGTCATGTTCGATCGCTCTTCGCAACCACCATCAACGCTTCGGACGGGGCCCCAACAGATGCATCGGGGTCCGGCCTGAGCGCGGCGGTGATGAACTTTGATGGCCCGTACTAAAACCACGGTCCACTAGTTCATTGACTCGGAGACCACTATGTCTTTTAAGAAGCGTAGTTCTGGCTGCCTTGAGGTAGCCAGGCACTATCGTGTGCCATTAGAGGTAACCTCTGATGCCGTCGAGATGTTTCTTCAATCCTTGGATTGTCCGAGGGCGCAAACAGTATGGATGCTCTTCCATTATGGAGAACATGCCCAGCTCGCTGAACTCTCGTTCGATCCGCTCAATTACTTAACAGTCGTTGAGCTAGGGGATGCCTACGCTGCTACGAAGTTTCTGTCAAAGTTCAAGGATTTAAACCTTGGATACGATTTAAACGACGTAGCATTACAGAAGTTTAGAAGATTCGAGCTTCTGTGTAGACAGACTAATGATCGCTTTACTGATCTTGGAATGGACCCTAAATTTACAGGGCCCATCGTCTGGCTTCATAATGAGGTCAGGCGAAAAATATCCTCGATCCTTGGCGACTTTAGTGTGGAGGAGCTTTTCGGCTCAGCAGATTGGGGTCCTGGCGCAACGACTTTAATTAAGTCTAGTAACGCCAGTTCAGCCAATAAGTTCCAGCATGAAGCTGGGATCACGAAAGATCTGTATACTTTGTTGCCGGATACTTTGATTCGGGAAGCTTACCCGACTTGGTATCTGCATCTTCTGGAGATCAATTTTCCGATTTTCCAGGTTGGCAACAAGGTGGTCACCGTACCGAAAGACGC